TTTGATAATTATATTTCAAATCTTAATGAAGAAGAACTCGTATATGCAATTCAACTCTCTTCTCTCAACGAAGAATATCTCGTTGAATTCCTCAAGAAGATTGGCAAAGCACTCAAGAAGGGTGTGAAGGCAGTTGGTAAGGTTGCTAAGAAAGTTATCAGCAATCCATTGTTCAGTACAGTTGCTTCATTTGCGCTTCCAGGTGTTGGAACAGCACTCGGCGCACTCGGTGGCAAACTTGCCAGCACTGCAGTTGGTAAGGCTGTTGGTGCAGTTGGATCTAAGATTGCAGGCAGTGCACTTGGTAAAGGTGTAGCAGCACTCGGTAAGACAGCTGTTGGTGGTGCTCTTAAAAATGCAGCAGGTGGCGCAATCAAAGGCGGCATCTCAAGTGTATTGCAAGGTGGTAAGTTTAAAGAAGGTGCAAAACTCGGTGCTATCACAGGCGTTGCATCACCACTTGTAAATAAAGTTGCTGGTGGATTAACAAATGTAACTGGTTCTGAAGCAATCGGTACAACTGCTGCAGACGCTCTTGCTGGTGGTATTGCAAGCAAGGCAACTGGCGGTAAATTTTCGCAAGGTGCAAAAACTGGTGCAATTGGTTCACTAGTTGGTAGAGCTGCAGGAAACATTAGAAAAGGCTTTGGAGATAAGGCAGGTGATGTTGCAGACGCTGTTGGTGGTGCGGTTGCAAACCGTTCATCTGGTGGTGCATCGGCTGATTATGATCCAGAAGAAACTACAGATGTTCCTGATTCAGATCAATCAGATGATCGCACAACAGTTGCATCATCGCGACCAGCAGATGATAATGATTATGATAATCTAGGCTCAAGTGCGTGGAAGAATGTTGCAAAACAAGCAGCTGCAGCAAGAAGAAGTGCAGCAGGCAATCGTCCAGTAAGACAAGTTGCTGAAGATTCAAATGAAATTCTTCAACATCTATCAACGCTCAATGAATCAGAATTAAATGCATTTGTTGATCAGCTGTCTGAAGAAGAAGCATCATTTATTGCTGAAGTGTTAGAAGAAAATGCTCTCGTGGCTGCAGCAAGAGCAGGTAAAGCATTAGTGAAAGCTGCTGGTTCTGCACGTGGTCCAAGACGTGCAAGATTGAGTGGTGCTGAAAAAGCTGCCGCAATAAATGTTGGTGGTAGTGGATTAAAAGCTGCAGCTCGTCTTGCTGGTAGAGTAGCTCTCCCATTGACAGCAGCTATGGGAGCATATGGTGCATATAAAGGTTACAACGCTGACCCTAATGCAACATTTGATCAAAAAATTAAAAATGCTGGCAGTGCAGCACTAAGCGGCGCGACGGGTGGATTATTAGGAACAGACTCAGAAGCAATGGCAGCAGCACCAGTCGCACCAGCAGCAACAGCGGGTGCTTCAACTAAGAAAGATGCAGTTCCTGGAGTCAATCAACCAGCTGGATATGACAAATTTGGTCGTCCAGCAGGATCAAAAGATTTTGGTCTATCGCCTAAAGATGCAGAATTTGAATCAAAAAAGAACGCAGAACGCAAAAGAATTGATCGCGAAGGTTTAAAGGCTGGTGATGGTACACAAATAATTCCACCTTCTGGTGGCGCTGGTGGCGCTCCAGCGGTAAAATCGAAGAAACCTTCTGAGATGACGGATGAAGAACGCTATGGTAAAATTGGTGCTGCGATCCGTAAATTAGATAAAAATGCGTATGATAAAAGAGATAAAACAGCTGCTGGTAATCTAGCATTATTGAAAAAATTACAGCAAGGCGGTGCAGCAGCAGCAACAGCAGCAACAGCAGCAACAGCACCAGCACCAGCAGCAGCACCAGCAGCAGCACCAGCAGCAGCACCAGCAGGTGCTTCAGCGCGTGCACCAGCTGCATCTGATTCTGGAATGACAGAATATGATTATGCAGATACTTGGGAAGCAAATCCAATTTCACGCGCTAATGCTGGTGAAAGAGAAGATAATGAAGAGGCACCAGAGAAAACAGGTGTTGGTATTTTTAGAACTCCAACAGGAGAGAAAACCAAACTAAGAAAAGCAATTCCTAACGAAATTGCTAATATGGTTGGTGGACTTGCTGGTGGTGTCGGACAGGCTTTCAAAATCAAAGAACTCGGATACAAAAAGCCAGGATCAAGAGTAAATGAACAATTTGAGGATTCTAACATGAACGAAGAAAACGGAGAAGAAACAACAATGGAAACAACCGAACTTACCGAAGAGCAAATTCGTGAAGAACGTTTGCTCGCTATCAAAGAAGCGGTAAAGCAATTCAAGGGTACAATGAGAGAAGACGTTGATGCTCTATTCAACGGCGAATCATTATCCGAAGAGTTTCGTGCAAAAGCCACATTGATTTTCGAATCTGCTGTGACTTCTCGCGTTGAAAGCATTCTTGAACAAGTAATGCAAGAAAACGACGAGGTTCTTGCAACTGCTTACGATGAAATCAAAGATCAAATTACAGAACAAGTTGATGAGTATCTCAACTATGTTGTTGAGCAATGGATGGACAGCAATAAGGTCGCCATCGAGACAGGACTCCGTGCCGAACTCGCTGAAGACTTTATCTCTGGTCTACGTTCATTGTTCCAAGAGCACTACATCGAAATCCCTGAAGAGAAAGTTGATGTTGCAGAAACACTTGCAACAGAACTTGAACAAGCAGGTGAGTACGTTCAGTCAGTGCATGCACATGTTGAAGAACAAGAAGCTGTCATTGCTGATTTGCAAGAGCAACTCAATACAGTAAAGAAAGAAAAATCAATTGACAATTTCTGCGAAGGACTCACAGCAGTTCAAGCAGCAAAAATGAAGTCGCTCGCAGAGGGCGTGGAGTTCACCACAGAAGGTGATTTTGAAGAAAAGCTCGCAGTACTACGCGAGAACTACTTCCCAACTAAAGTACAAGTGAAAAGTGAGGTAAAGGAACTTCAGCAAGTCGCTCTTAATGAAGAACCAGAAGTAGAACAAACAAATAATATCATGGCTCGTTATGTTAAATCTATCTCTAAAACGGCTCCAAAAGCCTAATTCAATTAACTGAGGAAACACTATCATGTATATTAACGAAACATATGCAAAGAAGTGGGCACCAGTTCTTGATCACCCAGAACTCCCAGCAATCAGCGACCCTTACAAGCGCGCAGTTACTGCACTCGTTCTAGAAAATCAAGAGCGTGCCCTACAAGAAGAATCACGTTCAATGCAAAACCTATGGGAAGCATCACCAGCTAATGCCATGGGAACAGCAGGAATCAGTGGTCTTTCAGGCGCAGCGAGCTCGGGTGTCACAGGATTCGATCCAGTTCTTATTGGTCTAGTTCGTCGTGCACTTCCAAACCTAATGGCTTATGACATCTGCGGCGTTCAGCCAATGACAGGTCCAACAGGTTTGATCTTCGCAATGCGATCAGTGTTCGCAAGTGCATCTGCTCGCGCTGGTGAAGCACTATTCCAGGAAGCAAACACTCACTCTGGTAATGGTACAGTGACTGCATTCAGCACAGCTGTCAACCCAGGTAATGCAAACAGCGCAATATTCGGTCTTGCAAACACAGGTCAAGGCTTCACAACAGCCTATGCCGAAGATGCAACACTCGCATATATGGGCTTCCAGATCGATCGCGTTGCTGTTACAGCCAATTCACGTGGCTTGCAAGCATCATACACGCTCGAACTTGCACAAGACCTCAAGGCAGTTCACGGTCTCGACGCAGAAACAGAATTGACAAATATTTTGTCAACAGAAATTCTTGCTGAAATCAACCGCGAAGTTGTTCGTACAATCTATGCAACAGCAAACGTCGGTATCACTGGCGTAACATCAAATGTTGTTAACCTTTCAAGCTCCACAATCGGAGATGCAGGTGGCACATCTGGTCGCTGGCAGGTTGAGAAGTACAAGTCACTTCTATTCCGCATCGAACAAGCTGCAAATAAGATCGCAAAAGACACCCGTCGCGGCAAGGGCAACATGATCATCGTCTCAACAGACGTTGCATCAGCCCTAGCAATGACAGGTCTTCTCGATTACAACTCAGCACTAACAAACAATACAAATCTCGTTGTAGACGATACAGGCAACACATTCGCTGGTGTGCTCTTCGGACGCATCAAAGTCTATGTTGACCCATATTCTGTCGCTGGCGCAGATTATGTTGTTGTTGGTTATAAGGGTGTAACACCTTATGACGCTGGCTTGTTCTACTGCCCATACGTCCCACTACAGATGGTACGTGCAGTTGATCCAACAACTTACCAGCCAAAGGTCGGCTTCAAGACACGTTATGGTCTCGTTGCAAACCCATTCGCAACAGCAGCTGGTCTTGGTGCTCTAACAGACGGTACAAACGTATACTACCGTAAGTTCCAAGTGTTGAATATCAGCCAGTAATAGTTTGCCAAACTTATAATAATAATAAGGCAAAGTGACTCGGGGTGGATTCGAAAGGATCCACCCCTTTTTATTTCCCGCTAAATAAATGAGTGGTATAGGAAACTGAAATGACAGCACTCACACGAAATCCAGTCAACACAGATTTTTTGCAATCGCATAAGTTTCAAATGATCTTTGATCGTATGCCGACTGTAACTTATTTCTGTCAAAGCGCAAATCTTCCAGGAATCTCTCTAACAGAAGTTCAGAGATTTACTCCATTCATTGATGTGTTTCATCCTGGTGAGAAAGCAATCTATGACACTTTCAATGTTCAGTTTCTTGTGAATGAAGATATGAGTTCATGGTTGGAAATTCACAATTGGATTCGTGGTGCGACCTTTCCAACAGACTTTAAAGAATACCGCGATCTAGCAAGAACGACAAAATCAGGCTATGATCAAAGTCTTGCTAATAACAAACGTCCAGCAGTATATACAGATGGAACTCTAACGATTTTCTCAAATAAAAACAATCCAAGGCTTCGTGTTAAATTCCACGACATGTTCCCAACTTATCTTGGATCTATCGCATTTAATGTGGGAGACAACGCTGAAAGCACGATCACTTGCGATGTGTCTTTTAGATTTACTTGGTATGATATAGAAGTATTGTAGTTTCGTTCAAACCAGACATAGTCATTATAACAACGATATCAAGTTTTGTCAACCATTGTCTCGTTTGCTTTTTGATTTGAAATATAGTATATTATTGGCATGAAAATAGAAACTCCACCTCTCGAAGAATTAATGTTGCAATGGGAAAGGGATTCCGAAGTTGATATTACGGAACCTGGAAAAGAAATTCTCCGCATTCCTTCGCTTCATAACAAATACAACAAATACTTGTCACTCCACAATCTTGCTGCAAAGAGAGCAGGATTGGAGTATGACAAACTCAAGCGTATGAAATGGATGTACTACAACGGTAAGTTAGACCAAGATGAATTGGATAAACTTGGTTGGGAACCATTTCGCTTTACTCTCAAATCTGACATCCAAGTCTATCTTGATGGCGATGATGATCTTGCTAAACTCAAGCGCAAGAAAGCATACCATGAAGAGTCTTCTGCATTCTGCACCAACGTCATGAAAGAACTTAATAATCGTACATGGCAGTTAAAAGAATACATGGGATGGGAGAAGTTCATTCAAGGTGCTAGATGATAATTGAACACGTTGTCGTTGAGAAAACCGATAACATTTATGTTCAGGTTCATGCTGAAGATTCTATTCTTCAAGAGATGTCTGAGTTTTTCACGTTCTCAACTCCAGGATACCAATTCAGTCCAGCATTTAGGAATCGACACTGGGATGGTAAAATTCGTTTGCTTAATTTGCGCACAAAGCAAATTTATGCAGGTCTTGTTGGCTATATAAAGACTTTCTGCAAGCAACACAATTACACCATTGAGGTCCTAGATGAAGACAAGGAAGTCTTTCCGATCGACACGAAGAATCTATCAACTGCTCTCTCGCTTCCAATGGAGCCAAGAGATTATCAGTTACTTGCGTCTAGCGTCGGACTTACAAAGAAAAGAACTGTACTCGTATCACCAACCGCGTCGGGGAAGTCGCTTATAATCTACATGATGATTCGCCACCTGTTGAACACAGGTAAGAAGCGCGGATTATTGATTGTTCCTACGATTAATCTGGTTACACAAATGCATTTTGACTTTAAGAATTATTCCAGCAATAACGGCTGGGATGTCGAGAAGTATTGTCAGAAGATTTATGGTGGCGAGAGTAAGATACCAGATAGTGATTTGATTATCTCTACATGGCAGTCAATCTATGACATGCCTAAAAAATATTTCACACAATTTGATTTTATCATCGGTGACGAAGCACATACGTTTAAAGCCAAGTCACTGACTGCGATCATGACCAAGTTGATCAATTGTGATGTGCGCATTGGTACAACAGGAACACTAGATGACAGTAAAGTAAACAAACTTGTCCTTGAAGGTTTGTTTGGTCCTGTGTTCAAAGTTATCTCCACAAAAGATCTGATTGAAAGAAAGCAACTTGCTAATTTCAATATCAAATGCATCGTATTGAAATATCCAGAGCCAGTATGTAAGATTGTAAAGGGATTTACATATCCAGAAGAGATGAATTTCCTCACACAGCATGATGGTCGCAATGAATTCATTGCAAATCTCGCAATCAATTTAAAAGGAAACTCGCTCGTCTTGTTCACATACGTTGAAAAACACGGCAAAGTTCTATATGATTTGCTAACTGCACGTGCAAATGGTCGAAAAGTATTTTTCATTCACGGTGGTGTTGAAGCAGAAGATCGTGAAGCAGTGAGGCATATCACTGAACAGGAAAACGATGCGATAATTGTGGCAAGTTACGGAACGTTCTCAACAGGTGTGAACATCCGCAACCTACATAATATTATATTCTCCTCCCCAACAAAGAGTAAGATTCGAGCATTACAATCAATCGGTCGTGTGCTGCGCCTTGGAGAGAATAAAGAAGCAGCCACTTTATATGACATCGCAGATGATTTGAGGTATAATAACCATAGCAATTTTACTTTGAAGCATTATGAGGAACGAGTGAAAATCTATAGCGAAGAAAAGTTCCCATTCACAACAAACAATGTAAGAATAAATTAATGTCAGAACAAAAAGAATTAAAATTTGTACGATTTAAAATTATCCCAGAAGATTTGATTGGATGGGTGACTTATAAGGATGAATGTATTATAATAGAGACACCACTGCGCGTTGAAGTGGAAACTCTTTTTGATGAGGGTCGCCAAATCCTTGTAATGCAAGAGTATCTCCCTCAGTCGATTATTGAGATGCGTGAAGTTGAATTTGCTCTAGATGAAGTATTGTTTTGCACTCCTGTCAGAAAAGAGTTTCATGAACAATACGAATATGTTTGCGATTTCTTCTACAACAATACTACAAAACTACAAGATATTTCGAAGAAAAAGAAAAAATCTGTTAAAGAACAAACAGAGAATCTTGAGAACGTAGTCTCAATTTTAGAAGCATTGAAATCTAAAAAGGACAAACCAATACACTAATTTATGCCATCACACTACATCAACAATAAAGATTTCCTTCGGGAAATGACAAAGTATCGCCAGTCGATCCGTAAAGCCAAACGACAAGGACTTCCAAAGCCACAGATTCCTAGATATGTGGCAGAATGTTTTATGAAGATTGCCGAGAATCTATCTCATAAACCAAACTTCTTGTCGTATACATTTCGTGACGAAATGATTGCAGACGCAATCGAAAACTGTGTGATGTATGTGGACAATTTTGATCCAGGTAAATCAAGCAATCCGTTTGCCTATTTTACTCAGATAGTATATTATGCATTCTTACGCCGCATTCAGAAAGAAAAGAAGCAGTTATATGTCAAGTACAAGGCAACGGAAACTGCTGGTATTCTTGATGAATTTGAATTGAATGAAAATGAAGACGGAACTTTTAGGCAGTTTGAATTGTACGAAAACATTTCAGAGTTTATTGTAAACTATGAAAATGCTCGTAAAGAGAAAAAAGCCAAGAAAGCTGGACTAGAGAAGTTTGTAGATGAAGATAGCAATCCTCGGTGATACTCATTTTGGTATGAGGGGCGATAGCATCGCCTTTCATAATCATTATCGTGAGTTTTATACCAACCAATTTTTCCCATATCTTTTAGAACATGGAATTACCACCGTCTTTCAGTTGGGTGACTTATTTGATCGTAGGAAGTATATTTCTTTTCAGTCTCTTGCTCTTTGCAGGCGTTACTTTTTTGATCAATTTGCTCGTTACGGGATAGAGTGTCACACTCTACTTGGCAATCACGACATCACCTTTAAAAATACTCTTGAAGTCAATTCACCAGAATTACTTTTAAGAGAATATGAGAACAGCATATTCGTTTATAATGAACCTTATGCTTGGAATGGTATTGACATCATTCCTTGGATTTGCAAAGATAATGAAGATGAAGTCTTAGATTTCATCAAACGTAGCAACAACGAAGTTTGTTTTGGTCATTTTGAATTGCAAGGATACAAAATGGATCAAGGCACCATCTGCCATGAAGGTATGGATGCTTCTATTTTATCCAAATATGATCTTGTTCTTTCTGGTCATTTTCATCACAAGAGTAACAACGGCAGCATCATCTATGTTGGTACTCCAGGTGAAATGACTTGGATGGATTACAATGACGAGCGCGGTTTTCATATTTACGATACAGAAACTCGCCAATTGGAATTCATCAAAAATCCATTGAGAATGTTCTACAAGATTCATTACAACGATGATAACATGTTTTACAATGATATCATCAATGATGATTATTCTCATCTTGCAAATAAGTATGTAAAGGTTGTTGTTGAAAAACGAAACAACACATTCTTGTTTGATACATTGATTGATTCTCTCACAAAGGTAAGTCCACTAGAAGTTTCTGTTGTCGAAGATTTCGCATCAATCACTGACTCAGTAAACGTTGAGGTTGATCAGGCAGAAGATACAATCACAATCTTGAATAAGTATGTGGATGGGTTGTCTTTGCCTGTAGAACCAGATAAAATCAAAACAGTGCTGCGCGATGTCTACAACGAAGCATTGTCTATGGAGACTGCGTGATTACATTTAAATCTGTTCGGTACAAGAACTTTCTTTCAACAGGAAATGTCTTTACCGAAATCAAACTCAATGAGAATGCGACAACACTGATTGTTGGTGAGAATGGTGCAGGTAAATCAACATTCCTGGACGCCATCACATTCTCATTATTTGGTAAACCATTCCGCAATATCAATAAGCCGCAACTTGTAAACTCAATCAATGAAAAAGATTGTATTGTAGAAGTTGAGTTTGCAATTGCAAGCAAGCAGTATAAAATCATTCGTGGCATCAAGCCAAATGTTTTTGAGATTTATATCGATGGCGAATTGCTAAACCAAGATGCCAAGAGCAAAGACTATCAAGAGCAATTAGAAAAATTGATTCTGAAGATGAACTATAAATCGTTCACTCAGATCGTTATCCTTGGCTCAACTAACTTCACTCCATTCATGCAGTTATCTGCCTCTGATCGCCGAGCAGTTATTGAAGATTTGCTTGATATTCAGATCTTCTCATCAATGAATGTAATTGTTAAAAACAAACTTCATACACTGAAAGACGAAGCAGCACAACTCAAGATTCAAATTGACAATACACGCGATAAAATTGAACTGCACAAGAAACATCTTGATGAACTCAAGAAGAATACGAAAGAAATCGTCGACGCAAAGAAACAAGAAGTGAACGAAAACACGGCATCACTCTCTGATCTCGAAACCGAAGCAACAACAAAAGAAACTGAAATTGATAATCTATTGTTAAAAGTAGAAGACGAAGATACAACAACGAAAAAATTTAACAAACTAAATCAACTTGAAGCCAAGATTGAAGGGAATATTCAGAAACTCGAGAAAGACATCGAGTTCTATTCTGTAAATTCGACTTGTCCAACCTGCGATCAGGCTATCAATAAC